CGAAGTCTCGCGCGCCAGCATCGCGCGCACGCGCAGCGGGTCGACCTGCACCTCGATATCCTTGAAACCGTTGTACAGCCGCGCCTCACCCAGCTCGACGAAATCGGGGATTACGGCGGTCAGGTTGGTGCGGCCAAGCCGATTGGCGATGGCCTGCCTCAGTTGTCCGTAGTTCATCAGATGCGGCCCTCGTAGATGCGGCATTTGCTGTGCTCAGCCAAGAAGCGGTCGAGCATCTTGTTATCGTTTGCGACCACATCCCACGTGGTGCCGCGCTCGACGGCCCAGGCGTTCAGCAGGTCAATCGGGATCGACGCCGCGAAGTGGTCGCCACCCTTGGTCTTGGTCGCGCCCGCGCTGCGCAACTGCTCGTTGCGGCGCAGGGCTGCGGAAACGTCGGTCGATTGCAAGATCACGCCGGCGCCAGTGGCATCCGTGTCGATGCTGAGCTGACTGGTCTGGTCAGCGTCGATGATGTGTTTCATGGGTATCCGGTGAAGAAAAAGGGCGCTCCGCAGAGCGCCCCTTCGGTTGAACAACCTGGCCGATTAGCCGACGGTCAGATCCAGCACGGCGCCGTGAGCTTTCGGGTTGTAGTCGCGCAGGGTGAATTCGGCATTCACCATCACGTCCTTGGTGTCGCCGGTCACGCCCAATGGGGTGTCCTTCATCTGGCGCAGCATTGCCAGCTCAAGGAATTCCGGGTTGATGAACGCGACTTCGCGCTGACGCATGTGGCGAGCGTTGACGGTCTTCACGCGACCGAACGGGCCGATGTAGATTTCGACCGTCGCGGTCAGCGTCTTGTCTTCTGCCTTGTCGAACCGGGTGGTGCCGGCCAGGAATGCGTCGAACGCGGTGCGCTGGCTCGACGGGATCAGTCCATACATCGTTTCCATGTCGGCGCCGTTGTCGAACAACTGCTGCAGGACGCCTTTCATCAGCGCTTCGGTGAACGGGCGCGCCGTGCCATCGACGGCAGCGGTGTTGGTCAGCGGGTTCGCTGCCGCGCCACCAGTGCCGAACGACACGTTGTCGCTCATGAAGCCGAACAGACCACGCGCTTGCGGTGCAACGCCGGCGGCGGCAGCAATCGCCGTGGTGTTCTGCAGGCAGGCCAGCTCCACGTCTTTTTTCAGCTCGACCATCGTTTTCGACAGCTGCTTGTTGTACTCGGAGCGGTTACCGGCTTTCTCGACTACTTCCTGGGTGCCGGTGACGCCGAACACGTCTTCGACGATCTGCGTGCGGTTGCCGTAGCGCAGTGGCGGCGTGCGCGGCGTGCGGGTCGCGGCGTTACCCTGCTCGACCTTGTTGATCTTGGCCGCGCGGTATGCGTCGGTCGACCATTCGTCAAAAACGCCGTCGGCCTTGCCTTTTCCGATCAGCTTGACGAAAGGGGTGTCCTTGACGGAGACGTTCCAGATTTTGGCCATCAACTGCTCACGGTTGACGGTGCCGTTGAAGGTAGCGAAGGTATTTGCGATTTGTGGCATGGTGATAACTTCCTTTTAACGCTTGGTCATGCCGAGCAGGGTGGCGAAATCATTCGCGCTACCGGTTTGCTCGAGACGGCGGGTTTGTTTTTCGATATTCAGCTGAGCCGCCGGCTTTGCTGCCGGTGCGGCCTTCGCTGCTTTGGTGGGCAGCGCGGCGACCTTCTTGATCGCCTGCTGCTTGGTGCTTTGCTGCTTGTCGAATTGCGATGCCTTCCAGAGCACTTCCAGCATCCGCTTGTCGGTGACCTGGGCCAGCTCGGCGTCGGTGAAGCCCGCCTTCTGGCCGATGGCCTTCATTTCGCCGATGTGCTCCTTGCCGAAGCCGGGAACGATCGACGCCATGTGCGCCTGGGCTTCCTGCGCCTGCTGGGCGAACGCTTGCTGCTGCGCTTGTTGCTGCGCCGCGGTCAGCGATTGCTGTTTCTGGAAGATTGCGCGCTCGACTTCGCCGCGGCGCGCCTGCATGCGATTGAAGTCGGCCACGTGGACGCCGTATGCAACAGGATCCGATTCGCGGAGCGCATCCCAGTCAACCTGGTGATACTCGGCCAGGCCAGCGTCGATGCCTTGCAGCTGGCCGATTTCCTGGGCGTACTGCTGCACCTCGGCCGCCTGGCGTGCCACGTGCTGGTTCCACTCCTGACGCTCTTGGGAGAGGCGCTGGGCTTTCTGCGTGTAGTCCTGCTGACGCAGGTAGCCGTTCTTGGCCTCGTCCGCCGTGAGCTTGACCTTTTCGCCATTGATTTCCAGCTCGAGGAACGCTGCAGCCGAGTCCTTTTCAGGTTGTTCAGCCTGGCCATCATCGGCTGCATCGTCGCTGTCGTCGGCGCCATCTTGCGCGTCGTCGCCAGCGTCATCGCCGTCTTGTTGGTCGGTTCCGTCGGCTGCGTCCTGGGTGTCGTCGTCGTTTTGCGAGTCCGACTGGTCGGTTTGCTCGTTGTCGTCGCCGCCGCCCAGCATTTCCGCGAAGCTGTCGGTGCTCATTGGACCTGCGCCGCCGGCGCCGCCACCGCCATCGCCGTCGACGATGTTCATTGGCATTGCAAAGTGAAGCAGGAATTTCAGGAGTGTGTTCATGTGCTCTTCCGTGAGGTGTGAGTTCAGAAATAGAAAAGGCCACCTCAGCGGGTGGCCTTCTGATTGTTCCTAACTCGACGGGCAGCTTTCAGGGGCAAGCTACCAGCCCGGGTGATTAGATCGTGCTGCCGTCCGAAAGCAGGGCTGCGGGCACGTTGCCGTGCACCAGGCGGATGCCGGCGTACTTGCCGACGTGGATGGTGCCGTCGACAGCGTCGGGATGCGTGATCTCGCAGACCGCAAGGGGCTGGCCAGCTTCCTCGATGCGCGCGGCGTAGGTCGCCAGCGGCTCGACGTCAATGGGTGGCGCCGGCTTGGCCAACGTCGGCGGCGAGTTGTCAGCGGCAGGCGCTCCCGGCTCGGGTGCCGGTGCCTGGTGCTGCTCGGGTTGCGCCGCCGGCTCGGGTGCCGGTGCGCTTGCTGCTTTTTTAGCCATTGATCCTCCGTTGTGCGGCTTCCGCCTTAATTTGCATGTTGGTGTCGAGCAGCAGCTCGTAGCGGGCCACGGTGGCGCCGGCGACGAGCGACGTGAACACCGCTTCGAATTGGTTGCTGGCCCACAGCAGGCGCTTGAGCTCCTCGGCCTGCGCCTTATTCTCGACCGGCAGCGCGGCCCAGGCGTCGATGACGGCCTGGCGGGTCTCGCTCATCGCTTCCTGGAAGAGCGGGTCATCCAGCAGGCGCTTGGCGTGTTCGCCGCGCTGAATCTGTTGTTCAAGCGTCATGCTCATCCTATTGCGATGATGGCGTCGACCACCGAGTTCACCTGGAACTGGATAGCGTCGTCGGTTGCGCTGGTCGAATCGTCAGCGATCACCGGGTTGCGCAGCACCTGCATGGCCAGCACGTGCGGCTTGATCGTGACCACGTCCTTCAGCACGCGCTCAGCCCATTCCTTGCGGGTGGCGTGGTTTTCGGTTTCCTCAGGCTCCGAACAGATGTCCTGCGCAGCGCGCCACATCGCCACCTTGCAGCGGTTCTGGAAATCGGCGTTGTTGGCGGCGCCGAAGATCTCGAGGTACGTCATGGCGTGAATCCTCCGTTGTCGAGCAGGTTGTCAGCCGTGGTGGCGCCGAGCTGCTGGGCGCGCGCAACGTCGGCTTGGTCGTCACGCACCATGCGGTGTTGGAGTTCGATGTGCTTCAGGCCCAGGTCGATTTCCTTGATCCGCACTTCCTTCTCCTTCAACTGCAGCTCCAGGCCCTTGAGGGTGGTTTCGGCTCGCAGCTTTGCCGCGGCCATGTCCATGTCGTGCTGCGCCTGCTCGCGCCGGCCTTCCTGCTTGATGCGCTCGACCTCGATCTGCGCCTCGGCCAGCAGCTGCTCGGGTGATTTCTGCGGTTCCTGCTTCGGTGCGTTGGCCGGGTCGGTCAGCAGGCGCGTTTCGCCGCCCTGGATGTTGCCGGCCTTGAGCAGCATCTTGCCCAGCTGGTAGACGTTCTCCGGCGTCACCACGCCGAGTGGCGCGGCCTGCTGGAAGTAGGCGCCCATCATGTTCAGGAAGCCGATCGTCTCGCTTTTGTTGCCGGTGCCGAGCCCGACGTTGATGTTCACGTCCATCTCGGCCGACCAGCCGCGCGGGTCGTACTCCACCCAGGTGTTGCGCAGGCGGATCGTGGCCGGCTTGTCCTGGTATTCGCAGGTCAGGCGCAGCAGGCGCTTGCACAGGTCTTTGCAGCCGGTCTCGGCGAAGATGCGCAGCATCATGAGCAGCCGCTTCTCGCCGGCGGACATGATTTTGTTCACGCCGGTGGCAGTCTTGTTCAGGCTGTCGGCGTCCAAGCCCTGGCTGTAGCGCGTGACGCCGATGCGTTCCTCGCGCATGGTGTTGGCCAGCTCGATGCCCTGCAGCGATTCGCTGGCCACCATCGTGGTTTGAAGCGGCCCGGCCATGTTCGCCTGGTTCATGCGCACGACCTTGCCAATGCGCGTGCTGAGCAGGTCGTCCAGGTTCACCTGGCCGTTGACTGCGAATGTTGTCGGGTTGTTCGCCAGGTACAGCGAGTCAAGGTACTGGCGCACCAGCGAAGTCTTCGTTTCCTGCAGCGAGATCACCGGGTCGGCCAAGGCCATGCCGATGATGCGATGCGGCAGCAGGATCGGCGACCAGATGCTGTATTCGTGGTCGTCGACTTCCTCGTTCTCCAGGATGTCGTTGCCGGCCATGAACACGCGACGCCATTCGGCGATGCCATCGCCGTCGAAGTCGACCTTGACGAAGCCGAAGAACAGGCACAGCTGCTGGTTGGCACCTTCGCCGGTGTCGGCCGGTAGTGTGTAGTCAGCGCTGGTCGCGAACGCATCCGGCGCCGCCTGGTAGTCGGACAGCGCTTCGACGCGCGCGCGATCGAAGCCCATGCCGACCAGGTCGGAACGGGTGTACGTGCGCAGCTCGCCGATCGCGGTCACGTCGTCCATGCGCTTGGCGTGGCGCGACAGGATGAACGAACCCGGCTCAACGTTCTCGATGCAGATGCCACGCGGGCCGCTGTCCACCACCACATCGACGTCGTACAGCATCGCCGGCGGCTGCGCCAGCATGGCGGCCACCTGGGCTTGCTGCTCGGGCGGCATGTTCTGCAGTTCCTGCTCGGCCTGCGCGCGCTGCGTCAGGTCGTCCGGATCCGGCTGGGGGTCGTTGGTCACGATCGTGATGCGCTGGTCGTTGTCCAGCATGGCCAGCTGCTGCTCGGTCAGGCCGGTATAGGCCTCGCGTTTCGTGACGCGCGTGCCGTCCTGCCAGGAGCGAACGATGCCGACCTTGGACAGCAGGCCGTCCTTGATCCAGGTGTTGAAGATCAGGAAGCCAGGATTCTTCTTCTTGACCAGGTGGTTGATGACGTCCGTGGCCTGCTCGGAATATTCCTCGTCGCCCGGTGCCGCCGGCTCGAACTCGCAGATGTTGTCGCCGGCGAAGAACGGCTCGAGCAGCGAGGGCAGGGCGCTCTCGATCACTTCGAACACGTCCCAGCTCACTACCTGGCTGCGGCCCGGCACCTCGCTGCCCATCGGCTGGCCCAGGTAGTAGGCCATGTTGCGATCGCGGTCTTCGGCCAGCGCCGAGGCCGTCCAGGATGCCGATTCGGTCACCTCGTGGTCGACCGCGCTGCGCAGCTCGTCGTCGGTCATTTTGGTCATACGATTCCCAGTGATTGATAGTTGAGGGCGCCGCCCCAGGGCTTACTGATGTCGCCATAGGCGATCGCGTGACGCCGCATCATGTAGGCGTAGCGCACGGCGTCGAGAACGTCGTCGCGTGTCTTGGCGATCTTCCCGTCCTTACGGTGGTACTGCAGGAATTCATCGAAGAAGTCGCGCAGGCCAGCGAACACCTTGAAGCGGCCGCTCATCATAAGGTCGCGCAGTTCGAACACGCCGGCCTCGACACCGTTGCCGCCGTCTGGCCATGTGGCGCGCTCGAGCAGCATGTTGAACCCGGCCTGCTCGTAGTACGCCTTCTGCTGCTCGCCGCTGCTCTTCTCCGTTTGCAGGCCATCGGATGGCCAGGCGGTGGGCACGCGCTCGGCCCACGCCTTGACAGCGCCCCATGCCTCGATTGGCTTGGTGTGCGATTTCTTCCAGGCCTTCGTGAGGTAGAACATGTCGCCCTCGGGATCGAACACCAGCTGCACGTGCGCCTGCGGGTGATCCCAGCCGAAGTCCATGCCATCGATGACGCGGAAGTGCTTCGGTATCGCGAACGGCTCGCAGGTGATGGCCTCTTCGGCCAAGTCGTAAATTCTTCCGTGTCCCAGCATCGGGACTCCTTTCGTTCGCATGTCGCGTTGGTGCGCTGGGTAGCTGCCCAGCAAGCCTTCCTTCGCCTGAGTGCTCAGGTGGGGAGCGTCGTCCCAGCCCTTTTGCATGCAGACTTGCGCCGGCGATGGCGTGTCCATGAACTGGATCACCAGGTCGGTGCGGCCGTTCTCGGGCGTGAAGGTCAGGATGCCGCGGCCGCCGGCGCCCTTGTCCCCGGTAGCGGTACGCGTCAGCACCTGGGGGAAGATCGCCGCGTCGCGCGGCTCTTCGTCGATGTGGAACCAGTCGACGCTGTCGCCCATCAGTGCGTGCTGTCCCTGCGAGTACGACCAGAACTGGATGGCTGCGTCGCTGGCCTGAATGTCACCGCCGCCGATCTGGCGTACGTAGACCGTACGCAGTGCATTCGGCGTGCCGGACATGGCCTCGTAGCCCAGGATGTGCTCGGGTGGGATCAGGCCGCCGGCGAACTTGCTGCCGTCCTTGCGGCCGATGATCGGCTCCTGCAGCAGGTCGCGCGTCTTCTCGCCCGAGTAGCCCAGGCACCAGATCAGCGGTGCATGGTTGAAATAGTGGCCTTCCCAGTCGTCCGGATAGTCGCCCAGGGCGTGCACGGCATCGATGTAGGTGCCGGTATAGGTCTTGCCGATCCGGTTCGCTGCGATCAGGCAGACCTGCGAGTACTCGGCCGTGTTGCCAATGAATTCGCGCTGCCAGGCGTACAGCTTGCTGTGCAGGTAGCGGTAGCGGTAGACCCGGGCGCGGCGCTCGCGCTCCTGGAGCATGGCCAGCAGCAGCTCGCGCTCGGCCCTACTCGCCGCCGTCATGGGGCGCGGCCGCGGCCAGTGCCGCGATCTTGGCTTCGAGCTCGTCGTCGGACATCGCGCCGACCTGGTGCTGGACCGGGCCGCCGCCTTCGCCGGTCAGCTGCATTTTGTTGCCGTACTTGCGCGGCTTCATGCGCTGGGCCTGC